GCTGTTCCATATTCTCTTGCGCTACCACTTTGCACCCAAGAAATCGATTATCAAGATGCGTCTAACCAAGGCGATGTTTGACGAAATGCTGAAGGATATTCATTTCCGGTACATTAAGTCCAAGGTTCATCCGGGCGAAATGGTAGGTACAATGGCTGCTCAGTCAGTAGGCGAGCCTACGACGCAGCTTACCCTGAACACCTTCCACTCAGCCGGTACGTCTGCTGCAAACGCTACTGGAGGTGTGCCACGTATTATGGAGCTTCTGAGTGCTTCTCCGAACCCTAAGACGCCTATTGACACAATTTATCTGGATGCTTCCGTAGCTGGATCGCAGGACGCAGCGATCGCTAAGAAGCGCGACATCCAAAAAACTACGTTGCGTGATATCACGAAGTCCGTGCGCATTTATTACGATCCTAATCCGCTGTCGGAGAACACGTATGTCCAAGAAGATCGCGACATTCTCCAGTCGTACCAGAAGTTCTCTGTAACAAATGGTCAGTTGTGTACGTCCCCCTGGGTAGTCCGCCTAGAATTTGACGATATGGAAATGGTAGCGCGTAACGTGATTGATATGACTATGATCGCAGCCAAGATCCAGAACAATCGTGTCCTGAAAGTGTTTGAGTGCATTCACTCTGATACGAATGCTCCTGGGAAGCTGGTGATGCGTATCGTGTTTGCAGCGGATGTTGTGAAGAACATTCTGGCTCTGCGATTCATTGAGGATAAGTTGCTGGATACTGTCCTAAAGGGTATTGAGGGTGTAGGGCGCGTATACCCCCGCGAAGTCAAAGACGAGCTGACGTACGATGAGAAGACTGGAGGGTACGTTGCGGCTCCACAGTGGGTACTGGATATTGAGGGTACGAATCTTCTTGATCTGTCAACGGTTGCGAACACTGATCCTCTGCGCTCGTTCTCTAACGATATTCATCAGATCAAGGATGTGTTTGGAATTGAAGCGGCCCGAATTGCCTTGATGCGCGAATTCAATACAGCGTTCGCTGGATCGTCAATCAATTACCATCACCTGATTACTCTCGTAGATGCAATGACGTACCCTGGCTTCTTCCTGAAGGCCGATCGTGCAGGAATGTCCAAGAACACGGAGAACGGTGTTCTGGCCAAGTCGTCGTTCGAGGAAACGGCCAAGCATCTCTTTAACGCTGCACTTACAGGTGAATCGGATAATATGCGCGGCGTGTCAGCCAACATCATGTTCGGACAAAAACCGCCATGCGGAACTGGGTTCGTGGATATCCTGATTGATGAAACGAAACTACCTGAAGGAACAGAAGAAGATCATGCGATCTTTGAAGAAGAGCGTCGTACAGTACATGAGATGCTGGAAAAAGAGTCAGAGAAGGAAAGTTCAATTTCAATGTCTGATCTGAACATGTTCTAAAGGAAAGTAGAACCCAGTTTTGGGACCTGCTTTAGTTTGAAAATTAAATTAAAATTTGGGATTGAACAATCTCGATTTTTAGTTCACGTTTAGTTGCTGTACGCCAGACCGCCCATGCCGCTCATGACGCGGAGAATATTGTAGTTCACGGCGTACACTCGCACATCCCACGTCGCATCTAGATCGGCGCTGATAGTCACACCTCCGGACATGTTCATTACGATCGTAGCCGTATCAATGCGCGAGAAGTTGCATGTGCCAGAAGGCTGGTGCTCCTCGGGGCGCAGAGCAAAGGAGTAGGAGTAAATACCGGGCTGGTGAATAGGTAAGCTCGTAGCCGTCTGTACGGTAGCAGAAATACCACTGTGGTGCTGGAACGACTGGACAGAGTTGAAGTAGTCGCCGTAACGGCGGTCCATACGATCCTGTCCGTTAATCTGGAGGTGCTGCTCGTAAACTGCATCCTGGTCGTACGTGAATGGCTGTAGACGAGTACCGCTGTAGGCCTTAGAAATCGAGCAGTTGGTGTACGACGTAGGCTGGACAACCCATACCAGCTCCTTGACGGGGTGGTTAAAGGTCAGGTCAATACGGTTGTTGTATGACGAAATGCCCTTATCCTCGTTGAACTGGGTCTGTTCGATCAGATACTCATGAGAGTTCTGCGCCATGCGGCGGCGCTCCTCGGTATCAAGGTAGATGTAGTCAATGTACACTGCTGCCTGAACGGGCTGCTTCAGTGACTTGGCGTTATTGAAGTTACCAGCAATAACCTGGGCCTCATTCCACTCAATGTTGATCTTGACCTCGTGGTACTGCAGGGCAATAAGGGGCAGAGCAGCTCCAGGGTTGCGAGTGTAGAAGAAGTTGAGGGGGATGTACAGAACATTCGGCAGAGCGGGGTGACCGGAGTTGCCGGTGCCGCTGATACAAGCAGACGTGTCCGTGAACGCAACCGTCGTAGCCTTTGAACCCAGAGCCGCGACTTCTGGACTACCCCCTTCCGTAGCGGAAACGTACACACTGTCACTGTACGCCTGAGTCAGCGAAGATGTGTTGGGACCTCCACCGACCATGTTCCACAGCTTCTTGGATGTCGTCAGGTCGCTTGATAGAGCGTCCCACAGGTACAGCCACTCTCCATACAGACGGTCAATGAGCTGCCCGCCAATATCCAGCTCAACGTACTTGATTAGATTGTACCCCAGACGTCCCTGGTCGTTGTTGAATGTCCCGACCGGCATAACAACCTCGATGTACGTGGAGTACAGTAGATCAGCGTGGCGGCCAATGAGCGCCGAGTGCTTTACGCCCCACGCAGCCTGGCCAGTCAGATTAATACGGAAAGGCTCCATCGCAAAGTTTGTGTGGCGCTTAAACAGACCCTTCCAGAACGTGATCTGGGGATTGCCGGAAAGGTATGCGTCCTGGGCGCCGTAGGCTACAAGCTGTAGTAAACCTCCACCCATTTGGTATTTATATGTTCCTTACACTCTTTTTTTCTGGAATCTACTTGCGACTATGGCGGGAGCTCCGACGAAACCGACGACGACGACCACCCTTGGGTACATCCTCAGTGCGTGTTACTGAATGGTAAGCATCTGCATCCTGAACCGCTAGTGGCGGCGATTTCGCATCCCAAGGAACCGCGTCTTTGTTATCCACATCAGGAGGAGTAATACGATTTCCTCCGCGCGCCTTATAAGTCTTTTTGGCAGATTTTAGAACTGCGCCAAAAGGCTTACCTTTGTTTTTCTTGAGCTTCATAGTTTTACGAACGTGTGCTAACCACTTGTTCGCCATTTAGTTTTAAGCAGGATATTTACCGGCGACCAGCGCGGCGGGTCTTGCGACCAGCCTTCTTGGCCGTACGGCGGCGGCGACCCGCGGCGGGGACAGACGTGTCCTCCATGGGCTCAGCCTCCTCGGCCATATCCGCACCACCCTTCTTGCCGTACGTCTTCTTCGCCATCTTCAGGACCTGCCCGAACTTCATTCCCTTGTGCGCCTTCATCGTCTTCTTAACATGCGCTAGCCACTTGTTCGCCATTTTTTGTTTTAACGCAATATTTTTATTAACCCTGTCGTCTTTTAGACAGTGATGTCGTAGATCGGGGACGTACTCTTCATAGGCTGGAACGATACTGACGGGTCAGGGAGTACTGGCTGCTTGTACTCCTTGGGCTTGAGCGCACGAAGGGGTTCGGGTTTGAGTACCGTACTTCGTTCTTGGAAGTCACCAATATACACTTCCATCGCACTATCCACTGATCCATAATTCATTAAGATCCACTGGCACCCATACGTCAACAGAATCTGGGGATTCTTGTTGATTAAATCACCTTCAACATCAGGCACGACCATCGTGATGTTATTGCGGTTATGGTTAATAAGTTCGTCGGCGTCGTTGGTCTGAGCTGCCTGTGTGTAGGTTAAGCGACGTAAGTTCGATGTTCCCCATGACATATTCACTAATTCGTCCATTAGCGTACCCTTGACTTCAGTTCCCGACACAATGATCATTTTTGATTGTAATTTGCATATCGGTTCAATCGCCAGATTCTTGCGCTGGTATCCGTACGATACATCGAGTAAATACTGAGGGCATGTGGTTTTCAAAGCTTCGGCACAAGCATTCATAACGTTATTATTGGTGGTATGGAACACCATACTTAGGATAAAAGGATCAGTGGATACGGGACAAACAACTGAGTTAAACATATTATTTGCCAAAGCTACACAACAAGCTCCAAATGGAATAGTATTGTAAGCATAATCTGTCCCTAATTTCTGGTTTTTCAAGCCTACAACCGGTCCTCCCGATCCGTCGTCATAAATATCTAATTCAACTAAGCGAGGACCGGCTTTGGCTAACATTGGGATAACAGCATCTGTAATGTAATCATAAATCCTTGCTCCCGGAAACAGAGAGTAAGCTGAAGAAGCCAAGTAGTAATCACATAAACGATACGCGGGAGTCGTAGGGCACCCTAAAGGAGCTAACGCCATAACTGAGTTATAAGCGTTAAATGTAGGTTCAGCAGTGGCTTGAGCCTGTACTTCCGACGGCGTTATAACGAGATAAATGATAAAAGCAATTGCCATAAGTACCAACACAGGAATAACCATAACGAGAGCAAACCCGTACGACTCCATTCTCTTATTATTTAGGACCAGTAATAATCGCCATAGTAACAGCGTAAATAATTACACCCACAAACAATATCCTTATTACAAATTTGAACCATTTGTACCAGGCTTCTTCCATTTATATTATACTTTAAACAGTAAACCGCGAAAACCTCTTACGACTTTATCGGGAATACGTGATTCCATTGATGTTCCTGTCAAACAACATAAGTGAAAGTACAAACAGTACATTCCGCACTCGGAGTTCTCGTACTGGTGCCGCGTCTTGTTGTATGTGACCTTCATTGGCTTACTGTGAATGCGAGTAGAGTCCCATGTTTCAGACCACCGTTTCATTAACTGCACAACTTGTTTTTCAGGTTTCTCGGCATAGGAGTCAAAGTATGTGATGCGAGGATACTCTAGTTCCGGACGAATATCGCAAAAAAGAGCTATCCAGTGTTCGCCTGGACCAGTACTTATATCCGTATTAAAAACTACTCCTATCTGACGGTACCCTTTTTTGTACAACGACTTAATATCCAGAGAACACAATGAACTCACTAAACAACTTCCTAACTCCGATTTCTTATCAAAATCTATGGGTACAGCTCCAACATAATAGTACTCGGGAAAAACCTTAGTATACTGTTTTTCAATTGCGTCAATATCAGTTGACGATAACCATTCTTCCGGATTAGATTTCCAAGAACCAGGAGCTTTTGGTTTTGACATCAAGGAAAGAATAATACATTCAGTAGATTTGTCACACTTATCCTGCAGTTTTTTTTGAATTTGTTTCCATACAACAGAAGGTTCTCCAGCCCTAATAGGTTTAGAACTCGAATATTCTTTGTTGAAAACACGGCGCAGGTTTTCTACTTCCTGAGCATCGAAGTACATTGTATTGAAAACGGATAATCTTCTTCTGAAGCCAGAACTCGTAAAATGGGTGATCTTAAGTCTTGTATCAAGCAATATCGCGAGATTGATGATGAGCTTCGCGAACTGAATCGTCAAGTATTCAAGAAGCGCGATGATCGTAAGGTCGTAGAGCTGGAGATCGCTGACATTATCAAGGACCCGAAGTACAATGCTATTAAGAAAATCAAGTTGGAGGAAGATGGATCTACCATCTCGTTCAAGCGGCCAAATGAATGGGTCAAGCCTTGGTCAATTTCTCAAAAGGATCTGAAGGATCTGGTAGGGCAGTACTTTACTAAGGGTGGTCAGGCAAATCCAGACGAACTTGTAAAGTTCATTATTGAAACCAAAAAGCAGACGCTTGTAGCTTCGGAGTTCAGCTTTACACGCACGGTTCCTGGAGAACAGGACGAGTAAGATATTCAGTAAATCCAAACATCAACCTGAAAAGGTTTTTTTCTGAAAACGGACTTACAAGACATAAACAGATTTAGAGTACAACAAAATGCAACAGGTTCTCTACAACCCATTCAACTCTAAGAACCGCTTGTTTACCAAACCGGATATCCAAGCGATTCTTTCGAAGCACGGATGCGAGTTTGTGGTGACCAACACTGAGCTCTTCCAGAAAGCGATGGTCCATTCATCTTATGTAAAAAAGACAGAGTACACATCACCAACCGGTGAACCTGCTCAATTAGCTGAAAAGCCTCGTGAATGTCTTGGGTTGTTTGACGAATCGTATGAACGTCTGGAACATTTGGGCGATTCTATTCTTGGTGCGTGTGTATCTACTTATCTCATGAAACGGTTTCCGGACGAAAACGAAGGGTTCATGACTGATCTCAAAAAGGAAATCGTATGCAACGAAATGCTGGGTTCGTTGAGCAAGAAGATTGGACTGGATAAGTTCTATATTATTTCACGTCATAATGAAGACGTGTGTGCAGGTCGAGATAACTTCAAGAAACTAGGAGATATCCTAGAGGCGTTTCTTGGAGCTTTGTGGACCGATTCCGGCAACGATTTCAAGATTATGTACTCGTTTGTCATTTGTTTGGTTGAAACGTATATTGATATTCCCAAGATCCTGATGAACAATCGGAATTTCAAGGAACAGTTGCAAAAACTGTACCAAGCCAAGTTTCATCATACTCCAGGATACGCCGTGATTTCCGCAGCCACAAATCAGTACACTATGGCAGCTGTAGACGAAAAAGGAAATCATCTGGGGATCGGAACTGCGCCTACGAAAAAGCAGGCTGAACAACTAGCAGCCAAAGAAGCAATTCTACGGCTTTCGGGGAACACGGCGAACAAGTAGTTCGCGCTGAGTTCCAATAGGAGGCGTATCATCTCCATCCTGGCCGCCACCACCCTCAATTGATTTAAGAGCTTCAGCTACACGCTGCGGTTGGTCAGCAAACTGGATAAGAAGCTGTGTGCGAATCTTGTCGCGGCTCAAAGCTGGACGAGATGTGCGGACTGACCGGCTCAAACTGCCCTGACCTTCAAGCTTGAAGTCGTCGACCGAATTATCACGCATGAACTTCAAAATATGCTCAGAGTTCTGAGCCTTTTTGTCCCGGATCTGCTTGATCTGTAGCTTGAGAGAACGTTCCTGATCATCAAGAGTTACCCATTCTTTCAAAACATTGCGCACTTGTTCCGTCGTGTCTTCGGACATTTGAGTATATTAGTCCGCCTAGTTGAAAATCGCTTACCGGCTTTTTTACGAGAAGGTACAGGCGCAAATGAAGTTTTCTCTTCGGTCGGATCCTCGGATAAAGGAGCAGTGGCTACAGCTGTTGATTGAGATATTGGAGTCTTAACAGCTTCAGTAGCGGTTTGTTTGATACTGGCAGCCGATGGTATTTTTAAGTTAGAAGAAGCTGCCATACCGCTTACCGTATTTTTGGCGTTCTCTACTGCACCCATAAGGCTTCCATAAGCTTGAGAAATTGAGGCAGAAATACGGTCAGCACGATTATAGAACTTTGTTCCAACCGTTTCAACAGCCTTAATTCCGCGCATCAGAGCCGGTCCAATGACAGGAACCATGCCAGATGTAGCTTCCAAAGCTGATCCAAAATCTTTACGTGACATACCGATGACTGCAGCTAACCACAGGAACCAGAACGAAAACAGCCATCCTAGGAAAATACCAACCAGACCTGCTAATGGAAGAGGAATTAGACCTACAAGAGCTGGCGTGAATGTTTGGACATTGGACGCAATTACGGGAAGGGTAGCTGCAGTAACGTCCAAAGATGCACCAATCAGGTCACCAAACAAAGGAATGCTTTCTAATGTATCCAACACGAAGATAAAGGGAATGATCATACGGATAAATAGTTGGACCGATTTTACGGCTCCCTGAACTGCTGCGTTAGGAGGTGGAGGCTGCGTAATTCCAGCCGCCATATCAACTAGATCCGACCCAAACTTATTGAAAATACTCCCAATTCCTTTATGGTCTACCTCACCCCCAGTCTGTCCCTTACGTATTTGACGGAATACAGACTTTGCCTGTTCCTGCGTAAAAAGAGGCTGGCCGTCTTTCACGAAAGACCGGCGAATATCTTCGGGAGATTTGTACTTCCCCTTATACAGAGCTTCATACGCACTCAACATACGATCCACATTATCTGCGTCTGCTGCGCCAATATGGCGCTTAACTATTTTTCCAAAAGATGTAGATGGATGCTTATCGTGAAGCTCCCACTGACCCATTAATTATTACACACAAATTTACAATGGACGACAGTTTGGGTGTCGTATCGTGGAACTCTCAATTAGAAAAAATAATATCAGATGAAGGCGAAAGGTGTTTATGTTATTCGTGGCTTCACGACAGATCTGAAAAGAGGTATTCTAGACTACATACTGCCATAACATTACCGTCAATTGTCATGGCAACCCTTGCTGGTTCTGCTTCCATTGGGACAAACTCGTTGTTTGCAAAGACCGAAATCGCAAATGTAATTATCGGTATTATAACCTTGTCAGTAGGTCTTTTAACAACAGTATCTAACTATTTCAGTTGGGCAAAACGATCAGAATCTCATCGTATAGCCGATATAACGTACAAAAAGGTTTATAAATTCATCTTGATAGAGTTATCTCTTCCAAGAAGTGAACGTATGGCAGCAAAAGATATGCTGAAAACTGTCAGGGATGAAACTCAACGATTAGAAGAAACAAGTCCTCAAGTTCCGGATACGGTGATTAGAGAATTTAAAAAGAGGTTTGGTGACACAACTCCTGAAGTCACAAAACCAGAAATCACGAATGGCCTTGATCCTATTTATGTATACCCATCTGATCTAGATTCGCCGCTAGTAGGAGGAATGAAGAAACAAATGTCGGAAATGATGCTTGATCCAATGTACCGCAGCCCGCGTCCTTCCATCCTGATTCCAGGAGAATCTCTAGTTACTATTAAACAACCTGTATCAAACCCACTTAAAACTTCCATTTCCGATCACATTCCAAACACGTCACAAACGTCGTCATCGGTTCATCTGCCGACCGTGTCTGAAGCTGATAATAATCACACTTAGCCTGTTTCTTGCAACGCGAACACCAAAGGAAGATTGAGGCGTTCTGGTTCTTCGAATACACCTTCTTCTCCATTTCAATAAAATGTTCAATAGACGCCTTCCAACGGTAAGGACACATGTCTACAGCTGTCATTTCAGCAAATGTGCGCGGCGTCACTTCTCCAGATTTTAGCTTTGAAATCCAGTTCTCGGAGTTTTTAACATACCCGTTACGCAAGTTTTCATAGATGGAAATTGCGCGACTACGATACATGCTCCAAAACACACGATTACTCCAATCAACATCAATGCCTTCTTTTAAAGCTTGGTCGCTGATTACATGTAGAACCGATTCTTCTAACGTTTTAGACATATCTGCTTCCAGAAGTTCACTGAAGTTTTCCACTACCTTATCGCGAATCGGGCAATCTACAAACACGTTCTTTGACCTAGTATGAATTGGACGTGAATGGACGAGTTCACGATGAACTTCTTCCTCCTCTTCCTCTTCCTCTTCCCCCTCCTCCTCATCCTCTTCGGCTACTTCTGCATCACCTTCCTCTTCATTGTCTGCAAAGGTCCATTCCTGATACAGAGCATTGTAATCTGAAGCCTTCAAGTTCTTGTACTCAGAAATATGCACATCGTACTGGTCCTGATCTTCGGACTCGGTAGCCAGAACTACAATGTTACCCGAATACGTTTCCTCATCAAACGGAGAAGGAAGCATATGATTATTCATCAAATCAGGATTGTCACATGCACATGCGAATATCGAAAGCCATTGAGTTTCATTCAACGGATCCTGGATCTTTCCTTGAAACTGAAACTCTGGGGACTTGTACTTTTTCCGAATCCATTCCAGGACATCTGTGGTCTTTGCAGGGATCTGAATATCAGAAACCGTACCGTTTGCGGCAATTGAAACGCCGTACGTCATCTTTAAGTGTCTAGAGCTATGAAGGTGTAAGTTCGTTTTTAAAACGGATTTTCTCCTATAATAAGTACTTACATCACCAAGATGTCTTACGTACCACCGCATTTGCGAAATCGCAAGGAGAAGCAGCCACACACTATGAAGGAAACTAAGATCGTTGAAACCGAGTTTCCTGCATTTGTATCAAGCCATACGCCCATGGGTAATTTCAAGGGGCCAAGTTTCCTGTCGAAGATCACCGACACCCCCAAGGTAGATACGGTGGTTCCCACAAAGGAAATCTTAATTCCTACAACACGACTAATGTATTCGCGTTACGATAAGAAGTACGATGAATACGATGACGAAGAGGAGGAAGTACACCCTGAACATGAACCAGTTCCAGCATCTAAGACTGAAGATGATGGTTGGCATACTGTAGAGCGCAAGATTCGGGTAAAGCGCGACAAGGTTCAGGAAGCGCTGGATAATGATGATGCTCCTCTAGAGGAAGATGAGGATGAGTCGGCATGGGACGAGCAACCTGAAGAGTACGAAACCTACTGGGATGAAAGACGTCACTAAATTAAATTACGGCTTCCAGTAGATTTAGTTAAGGAAGGAGAACTAGTTTCAGGAATCAAGCTTCGACTTCCAGTAAACCTAGTTAATGAAGGAGATGAACTTGTCGGTGTAGAAGCCGCTGAAGTTTTTAAGTTTAAGCTAGGTAAGGAAATATTCGATACACCACTTACAACACTACCGCGCATCCACATTGCAAAATTACGAGCTTTATCGTTCAGGGTAAGCAGAACTGCCACCTGATCGTTATAGGCATACGCAGCATAAATAGCTAGCCCTATAGCTATCATCATAAGCAAAACATTCAAAAGCGCAAACCATCCGTTATAAGCTGCCTGCGTGCGTGTCCAGTTGAAAATAGAACCCATTATCCCGCTATTGTTACGCTCGTTTGTTTGGACACTGGATACATCGGCTCTAGACACAGGTTTAACGAACTTACTACCTTTTTTCTTATCATCATCAGCTTTGTTTGAGCGAATGCGCATGTAAATCTTTCCGTCGTTAGGCATTTGAGGA